CGAAAGAATCGTTTCGGAAACCTCCGACGGAGAATACAACGGAGATTGCGACTACCAACGAGAGGGAGATGTCCTCGTCCTTGAACGCTACGAAGAAGACGACGATGTGGAATACACCGTCATTTATAAGCCGTCTATCGAGAGGGTTTCCTCTACAACGGACGACTACAAGGAAATCGAGATTCCTAACAATATCGCCTCGTATATCCCTTACTTTGTGAAGGGAGACCTTTACCGAGACGATGAACCGAACGAGGCAAGCGAGGCTCGTAATTGGTTCGAGCAGGCTATGGAAGAGATTTTCTTGAAGAAAATAAACAAGGTGAACAAGGTTAAGTCCTTGTACTCGCAGGCGGAGTGAGTATGAGAGCAAGGACGAATATCGCACTCAAAAATAGGAGAACGCTCCAACTTTCCGACTTCAAGGGGGTGGACTTCTCCTCCTCGCCTTTGAGTGTACGCACCAACAGAGCCTCCAATATGAGAAACTTCATCAACGAATACGGAAGCAATAAGAAGCGTAGCGGTTGGAACGAGTTGCTCAAAATCAAACACGGAGGCGTATCACAAAGAATCAACGGTATCTTCGAGTATGTCAACGGCGACCACCGTGAGAAGTTAGTTCACGCAGGAAAGCGGTTCTATCGAATCACGGAGACGAGCGGAAAGTATTCGTATACCGACATCACGCTTTCGTCCACCTACGCCCCTGCAAAGTGTAGCGTGGCTCTGCTCAAAGACCAACGAAGCCAAGCCTTTTTCAACAAAGGCAGAGCATATATCGTAGGTTGCGGAGACTACCTCGTGTACGGAACTTGGGACGAAGGCAACACTTACGAACTCCGAAGGGTCGCAAACAACATCGACACCTATATCCCCACGACGACTATCTCTATCGACGCCGACGGCGTGACAGATGATACGAGAGGAAGCCTCGACGACATCAACTGCTTGTCTTCGAAGAGAATCAACCAACTGCTCGGTCTTGCAGAAAGTCCGCAGACTTGGACTCTCGATTCCGGCAAGATTGACGACGGCACGGCGGTATCTATCACTCTTGAGACCGTCGAAGGAGAGGGCGACGACGAGGTTGCGGTGACCTACACTATCGAAAACGAAGGCACGAAACTCTATAAGACGAAGAAGGACGGAGTGGCTATCACAAAGGCGGAGTGCGGTTCTCTCGATTATGAGAACGGCAAGGTCACCTTCACGATTCCTACGCCTCCACAAATCGAAAACAGAGACAACATCTATGTGACCTTCGAACATTCGAACTCCGACTATCTCGAAAGAATAGCGAACTGCAACTTCGGTATCTTGTTTGGCGTGGACGGTAACACAGACCGGCTCTTCTTGAGCGGAAACTCCGACTATCCGAACATCGACTTCCACTCCGAAGCAGACGACTATACCTATTTTGGCGACCTCAACACCGCCTCTATGGGTAGTGACTCCGTTCCCGTGAACGGATATGCGAGACTATCGGATAGTACGCTTGTTATCTATAAGTCCGAGACCGGGCAAGAGGCAAGTATCTTCTACAGAACGGGTTCTTACCGTGAGCAATACAACGCAAGCGGTGGACTCGAATCAATCCGAGGCGTATTCCCTACATCTGCAGGAAGCATAGGCGAGGGCGTCGTGAGCCGTTACGCTTGTGCCAACTTCGCCGGAGACAATATCATCTTGTCAAGAAATGGCGTTTTCGGTATCGTTCTTGCGGAGAATGTGGCAACCACGGAGAGATACACAAGAGAGCGTTCACGCTCAATCAACGAGAGACTCAAGCGACACGCAGACCTTTCGGAAGCGGTCGGAATCGTCTATAAAAACCGTTATTACCTCGCTATCGACGATGTGTGCTATATCGCAGACTCAAGGTACAAGTATACACGGGAAGACGACATTGACGGCTCTTACAATTACGAGTGGTGGTTTTGGGACAATGTTCCCGTTAGAGTTTGGGCGAACATCGACAATACCCTCTACTTCGGCAGCGCAGACGGACAAATCTGCGTATTCGATGATGAATACACCGACAGAACCTACCAACAAAGCGAGTCCGGCGACCTCGGTCTTGACATCGCAAACAACAAGGTTACCTACAACGAAAACATTGATATAAGCCTCTCGGAGGGCGATAACATCACCTTCTCGACGAGCGGTCTCTTTGCTCTTGTGGAGGATAACGCAGAGGTTGCAAGCGGTAGAATCGTATCGGACGAGGAAAGAATCTTCACCTTCCACGACGGTATGGAGGTTTACGCAGACAATGTAGGCGGAAGTGGTCTTTCAATCAACACAAAATACTATGTTCGAGAGATTGATAGCGGTGAGTGTACCTACACTCTTGAGACGGCAGAGGGCGACCTCGTGACTCTCTCGGAGGGTGGCTTCAACCTCTACAAGTCTATATCGAACCGAGAGTTGTTCCTCACGAATGTAACCGAGAACTCCTTCCAAGTAAAAGACTACAAGGCAGGAGAGACCTTAATCTTGGCGAGTTACAACGGCAGTACGCCTCTTTCTCCTCTTGCGGACTTCGTCCATAGAGAGAATGTGGTGGCGGAGTGGTACACGCCTATATTCGACCTCGGAACGAATGAGTCGAGCAAGACTCTCTTGAAAATGACAATTTCCACCGAGCCGGAGGTAAACGGCAAACTCTCCTTCGGTTACGAGACAAGGAATGTCAACAAACTTATTAACGCAAAAGGTATCAATGTATTCTCGTTCGACAATTTCTCCTTCGAGAACTTTTCGTTCGACACGGGATTCGCCAACAGTTATTCGGTAAAAGCAAACGAAAGAAACTTCAACTTCATTATGTTCCGCTTTGTCTCCGATAACGATAGCAACTGCGTAGTGAATACATTCACTATCATCTACAAAATCAACAAAGCAAATAAAGGAGTGAAGTAGTATGGCAAAAATTCAAAAAATTAGTGCCGAAGTCAAATCGGCTATACAGAGAAAATCTGCATACTCGTTGCCTAACAATCCTACTGATTCCGGCTTCAAGGCAAGCGATATTCGAAACGCTTTTTATAAGCCTATCATCGACGCCGCAAACTCCGCTCTTACGGAAATCGACAGAGTCGTTGACGAACTCAACGGCGTATTGAGGCACTCTTCGAAGGAGATTGACGCTATCGAGAGTGTCGCAGGCGTGTACTATCACGGCTCGGACGGCTTGGTTTACAACTTCGCCGATGAGTCCTTCGTTGTATGCGGTTACGAGAACGCCGTCGGAGGCAAGGTGACGATTCCGTCCTATGTATTCCACGAGGGCGAGTATTACACGGTCGACGGAGTGGCGGAGAACGCTTTCGCCAACTCTGCGGTTACCGAGGTAGAGATTCCTGCAAGCGTGACGACAATCGGCAACAAAGCCTTCTTCCCTTGTTCGGCTCTGCAAAAGGTGACCTTCTACGGCAATACCTCGTTGGGTACGCAAGTCTTTTCTACGGCAATTAACTTTAGTGTGCCAAAGGAACACTTGACTACCTACGAAACATCGCTTGCAAGTTATAAAAGAAGCCTTGTAGGGTTCGATACAATCCTCAACAACGCCAACGACATCGTGATTCTCTACAGAGACAAGGTGAACAAGGTGACGACGACCTCTCCGAACACGAGGGTCTATGCAATCTCGGAGACGGGAGCGCAAATCACCAAGAAGTTGGTAACCGCTCCGACGGAGGGCGAGATTCCTATGTACTTGACGGGCGGAAGAGTTCCGGTCGGTACGCCTACAGAGGACAACAACGCAACTCCGAGGAGTTATGTGGAGCAGAGGCTTGCGAGTATGGGTGCGTACATAGCCTTTTCAATCAATCCTTCCAACTACAAAATGACTCTTCAACTCAAGAGCGAAGGCGGAACGGTATTGAGCGAGGGTGTGGTAGACCTCCCTCTCGAATCTATGATTCTTGGGGCGAGTTATGCGGACGGAGTCTTGTGTCTCAACATCAAGACGGCAGACGGCTCTATGAACAATACCACTATAAGCGTAAATATCTCCGACCTTATCTCCGGTCTTGTCAACGACACGACCTTCAACGACGAGGTATCGAGGCTTGACGGCAGAATCAACTCTACCAACATTGACCTCGGTCACCTTGAGGACGAGGTTGCTCAAAAAGAGATTTACGCTCACGCCGCCTTCCATTCCGAGGAGGCGGAAACCGCAAGGAACTACACGAAGGGTGGCGGTATCGACAAGAAGTTCCGTGAGATTGATTCCTTCGGAGGAACGAACCTCTCTGTAACTATGGACGAGGACTATAAACTCACCGTGAAACTCTTGAATAAGAAGGGCGAAGTGGTGGCTTCCGGTATGGTAGACTTGCCTATCGAAAGTCTTATCACGAAGGCGAGTTACAAGGACAAAATCCTCACGCTCACTTTCCAAAGCGGAGACACCTTGAAGGTAGATATTTCCTCTATCATCACGGGACTCGTTCCGGAGACGAGGAAAATCAACGGCAAGGCTCTTACTTCGGATATTACGCTCACGGCAAGCGATGTCGGAGCGTACGGCAAGGACGAGACCTACAACAGAAGCGAAACGAGCAACCTTATCGGTGCTTCCAAGCAGGAACTCCTCGTGGCAATCGAGGAACATCAAGTCGTCGGCTACGCTTACTCTTGTAGCGAAGCAGACAAAGCAAGCGGTTACACCAAAGGCGGTGCAATCGACAAAGCATTACAAGGACTCACCAAGAGAATCAAGGCTCTTGAGGGCGAATAAAAAATAGGAGGACAACAAAATGTTGTTAGAAAAAACCAAAATCTACGGCGTTGATAATGTCGAGGGTTCTGCTACCCTCACGAGAACCGACGCCTCGGTCGGACTCGGCTACGCCGTCAACGCAAGCACGATTGATAGCGACTTCGACCGTTGTTATCCTTGGTGCGAAATGAAGGAGGTAACCGACGAACTCGGTAATGTATTCATTCGTATTCCCAAGTTCTACACCAAAATCACGAAGAACTCCAACGGCACTTATAAGTATCAAATCTCCGGTTGCCGTTACGACGGCTTCGGAACGCTCTTTGTGGACGGCAAGGGCAACGAACTTGACTATGTTCTCGTAGGTAAATACGAGGGCAGTTACGACTCGGAAAATTCGAGAATGATGTCGAAGTCCGGGCAGACCGTCAAGGTTTCTATCACTCTTCCCAACTACAGAAAGGCTTGCCGTGCGGTAGGCGAAGGCTACCAACAGTACGACTTCCTTATCGACCACATCATCAAGCAACTCTTTATGATTGAGTTTGCGACCACGCATTGTCAAAGCATTATGCAAGGCTTCACGAACTCTTCGAACGCCGCAGCACTCATCACGGGTCACACCGACGGAGTCTTGACTCCTTCCGGCTCGTACAACACGAACCACGACCTTGAGACAGAGCCTTGGGCGGACACCTCTTGTAACACCGACGATCGCCACGCCTGCAAGTACAGAGGTATCGAGAATCCTTGGGGAAATGTCTTTAAGTGGTGCGACGGTATCAACTTCAAGAAGGAAAAGGTGTACTTCTGCGAATCCCCTGCAGACTACGAGTCCGACAAGTACGACGCACCTTATGTGTATGTTGCAAACAGACCTATGCAGGAAGGTTATTGCAAGAATGTGATTCCGTTCGCAAAGAATCCGCTTCTTGGCTACACTTCGGCAGTCGGTTCCGGAACATACAACGACTACTGCTATGTTGCCGAAGGCGGAACCGTGCTGTATTGCGGTGGGCGTTGGAGCAGCGGTGGTAATGCCGGTTTGTGGCTTTGGAGTGGTTACTACTCCTCGTCTAGCACCCGCGGTGACTTCGGCGGTCGCCTTTGCTATAAACCTCTTTAAGAGAGGGATTCAAAGGGAGACACATCTCCCTTCATCAAATAAAACTATAGGGTCGTGTGTGCCGCCCGTGCTGAATTGCGGTGGGAATTGGAACAACGGTGGTAATGCCGGTTTGTGGAATTGGAATGGTAACAACTCCTCGTCTAACACCAACGGTAACATCGGCGGTCGCATTTTAATCATTAAGTATTATGTAGCACACACAATCCTTGCCCCTTGGCAAAAAATACTTCGCAAAGAGGACGGTTTAGTAGGTTAACTCTCGAAAGACCGTGAGGAGATTAAAAGGATTATGAAAAGAGTCGGTTTCTTATACGAAAAGGCTTGCGATTTAGACCTTATTCGACACGCCATAAGGCAAGCGGCAAAGGGCAAGACTCAAAAGCACTACATAGCAAAGGTTCTCGCAAACGAGGAAGCCTACGCTATGAGGATAAAGGAAATGCTCGAAACCAACACCTTGAGGTTGAGTCCGAATAGGCAAATCGTATTGTTCGACCACTCTTGTATGAAGGAGAGAGTCATAACAGTTCCGAAGTTCTTCCCGGACCAAGTCGTACATTGGGTGGTGGCACTCGTGTTAGACCCTATCTTCAAGAAAGGAATGTACCGCTATAACTGCGGTAGTATTCCTCGCCGAGGAGGGTTGGAGGCGAAGAAGTATGTTGAAAAATGTCTCAAGGACGAGAAGGTTCGATATGTCGCAAAATTGGATATATCAAAGTTTTTCAATAGCGTAAAGCCGTGCTACCTTATGGAGATGTTCCGCAGGAAGATAAAGGACAAAAAGATGTTGAATCTTATAGAGGCAATCCTCGTAAACGGAGGCGATTGCTTGCCTATCGGATATTATACATCACAATGGTTCTCGAACTTCTTTCTCGAAGGGTTCGACCACTTCGTTAAGGAAGAGTTGAAAATCAAATACTATGTCCGATATGTCGACGATATGGTTCTGCTCGATACGAACAAGAGGAAACTCCGAAACGCTATCGTAGCGATGAACGAATATCTTGAGAAAATCGGTTTGAAACTCAAGACGAACTATCAAATATGGAAGGTGCATAGCCGACCGATAGACTTCGTGGGGTTTCGCTTTTACAAAAATAAGACATTGTTGAGGAAGAAAATCTTCTTTCGATTATGTCGCCGGGTGAGGAAGGTGAAGAAGTCGAGTTACATCACCGTTCACCAAGCACAAGGGATATTGTCCTTACTCGGTTGGTTGAGCCATATTAACGGTTGGAGGTTCTATAAGGAGCGTATATATCCCTACGCACCGAAGTGGAAACTCAAACAAATCGTGAGCAATCACGCCAAAAAATTAAACGGAGGAATCAAAAATGAAAAGATTCAGCAAGGCAAAATGGTTGGAGTCGGCTAACGCACAGATTGAAAGCGGAGTTCTTTCTCAAAGAGAGGTAAACGACGCTTGCGAGAATTGGGTTGACGACCTTGACGGCAAGACCGAAGAGGAACTCAAGGCTCTCGGTCAAGAAGTACGAGAAGATTGGCTCGTATGAAAATAACAATAGAAAACATCTGCTCTATATGCGAGACCGAAGGTTGCGAAGAACCCTGCGAGAAATGGTACGATTGTCTCGAAGGCAAACCCGTGGACTTCGGTTTCGTAGAAGAGGAAGGAGACAAAAATGAAAAAAAGTAAAATCTTTCTCACCTTTGTTTTAGGTGTAACTATCGGTGCGCTTGTTGCCGTTGGGGTTTACTTCTTGACCGTTGGAGAGGTTGCTTGGCAAGAGTATGTAGAGACAAAGTTGATTCCGAACATCGTTCTCGCTTTGTCGGTTATCTCTTCTCTTTGTGTGGCAGCACTCCCACTCGTCACGAAGATTCAGAACTCCGTGGCAAAGTTTAACCAAGCGACCGACGATGTAAACGCCACGGTAGAAAACGACAAGACGGTCGTCGCTATGCTTGGCGAATATAGGGACGAAATCAACTCTTGTATCGCAGAACTCAAGACCTTGAAAAGCGATGTAGAGAATGCGATTGCTCCCGTCAAGAAGACCGTCGATAATATCGACAAGGTGGTACATATCGGATTCTGTAATAACGAGGAACTCGTCAAGAAAGGATATGCCCACGAAATCGAAAAGGTAGGTGTAGACGATGAGCGAGAAGACGAAGAAGCCTAAATACAGACTCCGACTCGTCCTCCTTTACATCGGCAGTTTTATCGTGACTATTGCTCCCCTTTTGGTATGCTTTATCGCAAATTGGGACAAGTACACGAAAACTCCGACCGACACGGTTAAGTTATGTATCGGAGGAGCAATCGGTCTCGTGTTCCTTTTCTTAAAGGTTATCGGCAAATTGGGTATGCCTCGGAGAATTGTATTGTTCGGTATAGTTTTCATTATGGCATACTTATTACAAGCAATACTTGCGGACTTGATTCTGTTAAGCGGAATGGCTCTCGCCGGGGAGTTCCTCGACCTCGTTTGCTTCCAAAGAGCAATCCGAATCACGAAGGAGAATATCCTTATCGGAAAGACGGCGGACGCTACAACCTCGCAAGTCGAGCAAGTTCTCAAAAAATATCTTGGTAACGGGAGGGTATGATGAACGAAAAAATTAAAGACTTTTTCCAACGAAGCCTCGGTTATTTTGTAGTCGTTCTCGTAGCGGCGGCGTACATCTGTACGGCGTTCATACAGATTGACGAGACCGGAAAGAGCGTGATGAGAATAATCGCAGACGGTGCGATTGTATTCCTTCTCGGATTTTTCATCAACCGCTCGTTCGACCTCCAAGGTATTATGGACGGCGAGAAGAACGAAAGATTCCAAAGTTCCTTCACGCTTCACGGTGAGACCGTGGTAAAAATCTCTCCTCATATTGACCGCCTCGACGAGTGGTGCAGAATCAAGAACGAGGAGAACTTGAGAATCCAACGAACGAGGGTTCTCGCCTCGGAAGGCTTGGCTTATAGCAATTACTTTAACGAGGACGGCTCGGCAAAGGACATTGTGATAGACGAAGTCAAACTCAAGAACAAGTACACGAGGAAGATTGAAAGAAAGCGAATTGCTTGTTTCAATAAGGCGTTGCACTTGAAATTGACTCCCTTGACCGCAGGCGAACTCACGAGCGAAGGAACGAAGGCTCAAGACCCTTACGACTTCGGCAGAACCAAGCAAGAGTACGAAAAGCAAAGAGGTTTATACGACATTATCTCGAAGGTCGTTATCGCCGCTATCTTCGGCTATTACGGCGTTTCGCTTGTCCAAAACTTCAGTTATGCGACTCTTATATGGAACTGCTTGCAAGTGGCTATTTTCGTGCTTGTAGGCTCTATCAATATGTATAACTCGTATCTGTTCATCACGGGCGAGTACAGAGGTAGAATCGTCAAGAAGATAAGCCACCTTGAGATGTTTGACAACTATGTCAAAAACACTCCCGTGGAAGAGGTTGCCCCCTCTCCCGTAGTGGAGGAAACAGAAATACCTACGGAGGTAAACGACGATGAGTAAATACGGAAGTTCCTATCAAGGCAACGACTTCCTTGAGTGGTGGAAACACCATTACGGCGTAGACTACGACGGCGTGAGTCAAATCACGAAGTCTGGGAGTATGACCGACGAAGATGTTGCTATCGGTAGAACTCTTTATAACACCTACACTCAACAACAATATCTCAAAGGTCAATACGACCAAGCGGTGACAGACACCAACAAGGCGTATAACGACCTTATGGACACCACGAGGAATCAATACGATTCCCAAATTGCAGGAGCGCAGACCGAGTACGACACGAACTCGAAGAACCTCCTCGAAAACTACAACAGAAACTCTGCTACGGCAAAGGACATTTACGACCGAAGCACCGCCGAGTTGCTCGAAAACTACGGTACGGCTCAATCCGCCCTTGACAAGAACAAGAGACAATCTCAACAGAACGCAAGTATCACGCTTGACAAGTTGAAGAAATATCTCCCTACGCAAGTCAAGGCTCAAGGCTTGGGCGGTCTCGGTGTAAGCGAGTCCACAATGCTCCAAGCATACAATAACTACAATAGCGATATGGGTGCTATCGAGAGCGACTATCAAGACCGCAAGAGCGACCTTGAAACCAACTACAATACGAGCAAGAACTCGTATGACACGAGTTACCAAGAGACTCAAGGTAGACTCGACGAGGCGTACGGCTCCGGTCAAGCGAACCTCGACAACACCTTCGCCGCAAGAAAAGGTAGCCTTGAGGCTGCCAAGTCTTCCGCCGTCGATACCCTCGCACAACAACTCGCAAACACCTTGTCTACCCTCAAGCAGAACTACGACAAGGGCGTATTCGATGCTGCGAGAGATGAGAACGGCAACCTTCTCGTTGATAATGTCCTCAAGGAATACGCCGCAAGACTTTCCGAGGAACAAGGTATCAACTACACTACGGCTCTTGAGGCAATTCGTCAAGCGGTTTATACTACAAGCGGCGAGATGAGTTCCTTTGTTGAGCAATATCGTGGCAAGGTGAACGATGAGCAGTTCAATGCTTTAATGCAGGAAGGCGCGAATAGAGTCAATGTCAATGTGACCGCTTCCCAAGACGACGCCTACAAAAACGCTTTGGGTGCTATCGAGGCAAGCAAATATTCGTCTCAATCCGATATGAACGCCTTCATCGAGCAGTTTAGAGGTAAGGTTTCCGAGTCGCAGTTCAACTCCCTTCTTCAAACGGGTAAGGGCGTGGTTGCAACCAACGCTAAAATTGAACAAGACAAGGAAAACGACAGAATCGCAGGAGAGCAATATAACTCTTACCAAACCGCCCTTGAAAATATCGGCTCGTCTCATTACACGAATCAAGCGGATATGGACGCTTATATCGAGCAGTTTAGAGGTAAGGTTTCCGAGTCGCAACTTAACGACTTGTTCTTGAGAGGTCAAACGGTTGTTAAGGCGAACGCAAAGGCGGCAGAAGACGATAGACTCGCAAAAGAGGAAGAGGTTCGCAAGGGTCAATATGCAACTGAATCCGGCAACCTTGAGGTTATGTTCCAACAGATGATTGGCGACGACGGTAAGATTAGCCAAGCCGAGTACGATAGCCTTTCTGCGTATGTAAACGAGAAGGGCACGCCTCTTGGCAGTTACAAGTCTCTTCTCGAATCGCAACTCAACGGCTACAAGTCTTCCGTAAGAAGTCAATCCGAGCAAGCGGCTCTTGATAAGCAAATCGCCTTGAAGACTCCTTCGGTTCGTAACGACATCGTAATCGACGGCAAACTCAACTCTGCGAATGACGACGCCGGCGACAACTTCAAAATCAAGTACAATGGTACGAGTTACAAGGTCGAGAAAGGTTACGACGCCTCCGACAACCTCAACAGAAAACTCGTCGACGCATACACTTCCTCTACGGGAACAACTCCTGCACAAGGTGCGGTTATGCTTTACGACGGAAGAATCTATATGTATCTTGAGAACAATGACACCAACAGAGATGTTTGGTGCGTAGTTCAGCAAAGAAAGAATACTTACGCAAGTCACTTCAAGAATCTTTGCAACGCCTTGGGTCTCACGGTATATAGCAGAAACTATAAAGACTCCGAATAAAGAGGTGCAATATGACTATTTATTCTATGACTCCGGAAGAACGCCGAGCAAGGGCGCAAGCGATTATACAACAAAGAGATTATGTTGCGCAGGTCAAACGAAACAACAAGTTGTATAACGCTTACAGAGACCAAGAACTCTCAAAAATTGCGGTGGAAACGGCGGAGCGTAGAGAGAAGGAAGACCAAAATTGGTTTATCCGTGGTCTCTCTACAATAGGCGATGTGGTAGCGAATGTCTTGGAGGGTGCAGTTAAAGGACTCGAAGGTATCTACGACCTCGGAGCAGGAATCGTGGGTGCGGTCGGCGGAATCTTTAGCGACGACTTTCAAGATAGCGTGAAAGAACATATCGCATACGACTTTGCAGGCGAGGTTATCGGAGACCCTCTTCAAGAGGCTCTTCGATACTCCTACCTCAAAGAAGACGGCATAATCGAGGGTGTATCGCACGGAATCGGTCAATTACTCCCTGCGGTTATCGCCACAATCGCAACATACGGTGCTTATGCAGGAGCAGGGGCGGCAAC